CTAATCTGTGATCCGTCGGCCAGTCTTTGTGTGCCAGCTGTATTAGTTGCTGTAGGTGTGTATGTATTAATATCTTCTTGATCCGAGAATCTTATAAACATATCATCTTGTGTTGATGTATCTCCAATAGTTGTTTCTGTTCCAAAAAATACTAAGTGACGATCGGGTGTAGATACTAACATGTGTCTTGATGCTGTAGGCGCACCAGATATAATTGTTGCTCTTGTATTTTCTGCGCCTGCTGCTGCAGAGTTCCATTCGAATACAGCGCTATCATGAATAAGACATATTGCTTTGTCACCAAAATTATCTAGTGACCACATACCAGGTTCTAATACTAAATCTCCTGATGCTGCTTCACCCCATGCTACAAAGTTTGTAGTGCTAGTGACTGCATCTCCTGCACCGTGTGATGCAGCAGTCGTACCTCTAACTTCTCTTGTAACACCTGTTAATTCATTAGATGTGCTTATACCTGTATAAGATATTTCTTCTGTTCCTATCTTTATAAAGTTTGTCCCTGTATCTGGAAATTGTGATACATCTGCTAATATAATACCTGTCGTGGTTGATGAGTTTATAGCTCCAGTAATAGTTGTTGTGGGTTCACCTGCTACTTCACCACCCCAAGTTCCCAAGGACCAACCAAAACCTTTAGCCTGTACTGCTGGTCCTACAGGGTAATAGTGTTGTACTCTGACACCACCTGATGTTGTTGCACCAGATCCTGACTCTGCTGATGGCATTGTAATTGTAATAGTTGTAGAATTAGGAACGGTTGTTACCATAAATTTTTTATCATCAAAATCAGATGCTGCAAAATTAGAATTTGTTATTGATGAAAAGTTGTCCAATAAAACTATATCTTGTGCAGATATACCATGATCTCCACTAAAAGTTATTGTAACAGATGTTGATCCGTTGGTCGTGGTAAATGCATT